GAATGTATGAATACCGTCATCTGCCTCGATTTCTATCGAATTTTCTGCAGGCATCATCGGACTCCAATATGCTATATCCTCTGTTCCGTCGCCCATAGCCCTTACTTCAACAAATCCGGGCGCAAAGCCTGTATAGAAATATGTTGAAGCACCTGTTCCCTGCCCATAAAGTATAATAGTGTCTTCCATTATATTTTTTCCTTTTTTTTTAATTAATTAGGCGTGTGCACATTATGTGCACACGACCCTACCCCTTAAATCATTACTCACATCAGAGATCAGTTACGCCAAATTCACAACGAAGCATAAAATTATCGTTCAGTATTTTTGTTGTACGAGCCATCTTCCAACCACTTGTCATTCTCTGATTAAGTGGATCTTCTGTTCCTGCACTTCCCATTTTTTTAATTATATTTTTAGTGTTGCCTTTCTGAAGTGGCACTGTTGCGTAGGCATTTTCAGCAAGGATTAAGTGGGCGTAAACGTCTATATTAGTACTATCCGCTGCAACTAAACCTGTTGCCCCAACTGCTATGCCGCCGGCAAGCCAGACTTTTGCGTTAGTTGTTAACTCAAAACGCACATTGCCCCAAGAGCCGATTTCTTCCTCAGAAACGTTTTTGCTGCTGGCGTATTCTTCTACTTTCGTAAAACCCGCCAAAGCCTCCAAATCCTGCTGGCAATCTGTATGAGCGATACACCGGAAAGCCGCTGGAATGGGTCTTGTACCAACCTTTTCGCCTGCTATAACCTGCCGTGTTATTTTTTTGGCGTTACTCCCTGTAAGAATTCTTATAGCTGCTTTAAGGTCAGATGTTGAAGCTGCTGTAGCGACAGAAGTTCTTGCCGTTACGGCATTCGCATAACGAACACTTGTACCCGCTACAATAACATCTCTATCTAATGTGTCAGCAGTAAGCCGCATCTGTTCCCCTAAAAGTTCCCCAAATTCAACCAGTGTAGCGTCAAGCCCTGTAAGCAAAATTACGTCAGATGCAGATAGAAAATCCCCATAGAATTTTACGGTAGCGTAAATATCTGTAGTTGAAGCTTTTTTCCCTGAAGGTGTTACCCCCTCTGTCAATGGTGTTGTATTAACTGCAAGCGGATTAAACCGGCGAAAGTTTATCCGTGTCCCTTTGTTAGGCGGTAATGGTCTTATCTGACCATATCTTCCGTGCAGCAGTGATGGTAACGATCTTTTAAGCAAAATACGATCATACCAACCCTGCAGATTAACTGCTATATCTCCTGTTCCTGTTATAAGTGCCATATGTCGATCCTCCTAAATTTTTAAGTGTAGCCTTTTATTTGAGCTATCTCTTTGTTAAAATCTTTGTTTGATAAATTCCATGCATAATTTAAATCTGTGTCTTTAGTCTTCATAGCTGGGCTGCCCGACCGCACCTTAAAGGACGGGGTGTTTGATTTTACAGGTGTTTTCTGACCTTCCGCACCTTTAACGTAATCGTAAAATTCGCAAAGAGCAGAAAAATCGGTGTCTATCCGCCTGTAATTTTCTATGCTTAACTTTTGCAAATATTGCGGTAAAACACTCATTGTGGTATTAAACCCCTGCGGATCACGTGCCATAAGTGTTTGTGCTACAGTAGAAGTTTGCGCCGGTGGTGGTGGTGGTTGACTCTGAATCATAGTATTAACCTGGGCGGCGACTGTATCACCTACAATAGTTTGAAGATTATCCCGCAACCAGTCATCCTCACTTTCGTAATCGTCTATCGTTTTTACCTGCAACTTTTTTGGACGATTTTTTTCAGCCCAAGCGTTGTTTACAATTTTAGCGAATTCAGGATCAGTTTCAATCATGCGGGCAATCTTACCGTGCGCCCCGACTTTTGTGTCATCGTCAAAGCCCTTTTGAGCTAATTCTTTCAGCTTTTTCTTGGTAACACGATACACCTGCCCCCTATGAACGATTTCTTCAAACGCCTCCTCTTTCGCCTTGGTTTCCGGTTCTTTTATCGGAGTAGGCTCAAAAATAGGAGTCGTCTTTTTCTCACCTCCATCATCGGGGTCTTCCTTTTTGTCGGGGTCTTCTTCTTTACCCAAATCTTCCTCTGGTAAAGCTATGAAGCCATTCTCTTCAAACTGTGCCAGGCCTTCTTCTTTACCCAAATCTTCCTCTGGTAAAGCTATGAAGCCATTCTCTTCAAACTGTGCCAGGCCTTCTTCTTTTTCTGTTGTATCTTCTTTTTCTTCTGTCATTTTATCTGATCCTTCGGCTATTGTCGCCATTTTTATGCAGCCTATTGTCGCTACGTGTGTTATACGTCAATTTCGTCTAATATATTGTCCTTAATTTGCCTATTAAATATATCCGCTTCTGCTACTGTGATGAAACGCTCAAGTGAGCTTTCCAATCGTTTTAGCGCAAGAAAATCATGTTGTACTGTTTGATACTGCTCAATCTTGCAGCCCATAGGTAAAGCGCAAAAAGCCTTATGACACATCGCAAGTTGAGTAGTAAAAAAGTCTTTAATTAATGGGGACTGCAAAATTCTTTTGGCCTCTTGCCCCTGTAACATCCGCCTATTTTGTTCTATTTCGTTCGTCATTTAAGCCTTTCGCAAAAATATTCATTTTGTCTATTTCAGATTCTCGGACACTTTCCCGCTCGTCTTGTGCTATTTTTTCTTTTTCAGCAGAACTTTTTAAATTAATTTCTTTCTCTTTCAAATAGGCCTCCGTTTCGACTTTTTGGGCTTTAGTCCCAGCGTCTTTTTCTTTTAAATTAATTTCTTTTTCTTTCAAGTAAGCATCGACTTCAACTTTTTTAGCTTTAGTCTCAACATCTTTTTGTTTTAATTTTAGCTCCATTTGTTCCATCTGCTGTTGAAGTTTTATCATCTGCTCTTGCATTTGCTGTTTCTTTTGCTTAGATTCTGTTGTTTGCTGCATGTAGCTTTGAAGGTCAGAGATAAAATCATCTGCTTGCTTAAAACCCATACTGGAGATATATCTAGTAGTTAAGTTGTGAATTTTTTCGGGGGTTAACAGACCAGGATGCATTTCATTGACCTTAAACAAAAGCCCTAACATCCTTTCGATTTTTTGCGCTTCTTCAACTCCAACGCCTGACTGCACTCCCATATTAACTGAACAGACTACCCGCCCTTGCAGCATTTCACTTGTTATCTTTTGCTCCTGCCCGTAAACTTTTGCGGTAAATCCTTTTGAATACTGCTGGTAAAGCAACACAATTTTGCTATATAAATCCCTTAAGCCCTCTGCGAAAATACGAGCCACTAATTCCATGCGCTGCATAGCGGCTGATTGGATTGCCACAACTCCTGTGGCTGTACGGTTTAAAGCGTTAGCATCCATGCCGGTGTTATATCGTGTCACTCCAGTTCGGCTTTCTTTAAGAGACTCTACATAATCAATAATGGCAAAATTACCAGGATTGAACGCTTGTGGTGAGATATCCTCTACAGAACCAGCCTTGGCAATAATAGCCCCACCTGGAACATGGTTATATAGGGAATGCAAATCAACCGACCCATCGGGGTCAACCCGCCAACGCCCTGATACTTGAAAATCAAAACTATCAAGTATTCTCCTAAAAAGCATTGTTTTGAGGTTTTGTATTTCGACGACTAATTCCGCCCAAGCGATGCCGTGGAATTTATAGCAATCAATTATCGGACGAATTGCGCTAAAAGGAACAAAATTTTCTTTATTAATTTCATACCGGATTAATCTATCATTAGCAAGAAAGCAAACAATATCCTCAAGATACCCATCTCCATCTATATCTGCTCTTGTATACCACTCGTTGAATTCAATCATACCTTTTTCAGTATAATCAGCTTCAAAATCCTCGTTATCCATGTATTGGTTTTTTTCTGCAGATAAACTGTCTACCCGTATATCTTGAGTGTCATCAGATTCAAGTTCCTCTAAATGCTTAAAAAAAGGTTCCTCCCCCTCTTCTGAATTAGCTCGGTTGATACGCTTTAGGTAATCCAAAGTTACTTCTGTTTTTTGCCCCTTCCCGTGTTCATCATTGATATCTTTCGCTCTCGATGATACCAAAAACTCCCATGACGGGGTATTCTCGGCAAAAACAGTGTCCTTGATTGTTTGTTTAATTTTTGTTTTAACGTTAAAGGTTGAATCAAAAAACGGATTACTTTGTTCTTCAGTTTCTACGATTTGAACATCAGGGTCTTCCTCTATCTGGGCTAAATTTTCACGAGATAAACTATCAAAATTAGCAGAGACAACTTTTTGGTCTAAATCCCATCCTATTTTTATAAACGCCGTATTTGAAACAAGAGCATCCTTAAACCACTGATAAAATAAATAAAAAAGAGAAGGAGAACTATTTGAAAGGTCAGTCTGTATTCTATCCATCAGTGCTTTACCTACAAAAGGCTCCTGCCCTTTTAACTCTATTGCTATTTTAGGATCACCAGAGGCAAATGTTTTCATGAAGAAAGGCATCATCCATTCGATTGTGTCCATTACGTCCCGTGTAATGAATTGAGAACGCCCCTTTTTTTCATTCCCAAGCTTCTGACCATAATATCTATCCCAGGTGCTGGCTCGTTTATTTGCTTGAGTTGCCCGATTTTCTTCAGCGCTTTTTATCTCAGCAAGCGCCTGCCGTTGAATTTCATCATCCGTCATGCTTTTTTTCTCTATAGTCATGCGCTGACAACCTCAATTATCTCTCGTTTTTGTGTAAAATGGGCTTCGCCATTTTTTGGCCAAGATACTTCTGCCCCCATCTCTCTAGCTAATCCCTTAATCCGGTCGTGTAAATTACCCGTGGAGTCCAGCCAGTCAATACCGCCCCAGATTTTCAGTAAATCGCTGTCATCCATGTAACACTCATAGAAAGTGTTCAGCCGGGCACGGATATTCGCAACAACAGCCGCAGCGTACACAAGGTGGCCATGTATCCCTTTAGAGTTTTCTTCTGTATAATTGATACTACTCATCCGACGACCCACATTCATACTTTGTTAGAGTTACAGCCCCAGCAACATCAGTGGCATGAAGAAAATATACAAATGGGACAACAACTTCCCCGTCATCAAATGTAAAGGCTGCTGTAGTCGTTGGTGCTACACCGTCAACTTTATAAGTTACGATACCTGTTGCACTGACATTAACTTCAAGAGTCTTACTATCGCCGTCAGCAAAATTATCTGTTGTATCAGTCGTAGTTGTTGCAGCGCCGTTAAGAATAGTCTCAGTTTTAATCGCCCCCGATATCACGTTAATGGCTGCCATATCAGCGTAATCGTCGATGTTGGCTTGATACGCTTCGGCTTTTCTAAAACCTATAGCACAATCATCCGTACCAGAAACGTCAGGAATTGTAATCCCAACTTTCAAAGAAAAACTTTTTGAAGTCCCAACAGTAAAGGCACTACGTGAATTGGACAGAATACCCTGTGTAATTTCAACCCCATCATTATCAGTCTGATCCATGCCTATATTTAGGCCGGCCGCCGATATTACAGGAGCAGTGATAGTTTGAGTCCCAAGAATATGATACTCAAAAATGTTATCCTCAAAAATTATCAAATTTTCATCACCTGCTGTACCTGTAGGCGCACCGCCTGTCCCTTTCAAACTTACTACAGGAGAACTTTCAAACTCCTCAAGAGTATAATCCCTATCAAAAGACTTCTGTTTAATCGAATCGTCTGTAATTAACCCCCCTAAGTTCTCAAACACTGCCTGTATAGCTCTTCGAGTTTTAGGGTCTGCTACGTCATTTATATAATCTGATATTACCATAATTATTTTTCCTTTTACAGTCCAGCTACATTATAATTATTAAGCATTATTTCTTGCGTCTCTCTTACATTCGTATAATCAAAATAAGGTTCGTCTAAACCTGCAATGGCATACCCTAAAGCAGCTATTGCCGGATGACTTGATATACTCGCTTTATCTACAGAGGTCAAGCCCCTTATTTTATTCGGAAGTTGACTTTCACCACCAAACCATAAAGCTTTTTTCGCCCTGTCCAATCTTTTTCTAATCAGTGGGGCATAGTATTTTAAATTGTGCGGATCGTTTACAAATGGCGCCTCTGAAACATACAGACCTTTTTTCCTACTGTCAAGTTTTTTATTAAAACGAGATATGAATTTCATCATTATTTCGTTATTGCTATCCCCATAAAAATTTTGAACTTTATATACGTTTCTAAAATCGTACATTTTTTTAATAACGTCATCGCTCTCAAATTCATCCAGTACTCGAAAATGCCTGATTTTTAAGGTAGGGTCTTCGTGATAGTCCTCACCTATAACAACTATAAAGCCCGGTTCTGCACTTGGCCAT